GTCTTCCACTCCCTCGAACTCGTAAGCGTAGGAAATGGGCGCTTCCGCGTCCGTCTCGGCGTGGTAGTTTGTGATTATAGCCTCGCCCACGAACTGCTGGGTATTGGTTGTCGTCTCACCGAAGGCGAGAACCACTTTAGTCCCGATTGCAAGCGGCGCCCCGGCTTTGTAGCCGGAGAACGAGCCTTTCCAGTCATGGACGGAGACGAGCTTGTTGGGCGCACCGGCGTCCTCGAATCCCCGGACGTTGTGCGTGGTGTAGGTGAGGTCAATCGCCCACTTTGAAATACCCGCCAAGAGTTTCAGCGCGCGAACGTCGTCCAGGTGAAGGTCAAAGCCGAACGAACCATCGTCCACCGCCCTGTAGAGGCCGATTGAGATGAGGGCGGTAAGGCCGGAGGCGTCGCCCAGCGGCAGATTTACCCGCTTCCATGTGCCCGCCGCAAGGTCGGGGAGATAGAGCGTTTTTAAGGGCGAGGCGCAGAGCGCCGTATCGTCCAGCAGTATCGCCCAGTCCGAGGCGGCCGCATTAACGCTGGACTTGATCCACGCGTAAATCGATTTGTAAGCGGAGAGGTCTTTGCTTACGGCCTCAGATGCGACAATCCCCGTTTCAAAGATTGCCCCAACCTCGAACTTGGCCGAGCCTGCCCCGACCTTGTAATCCGCATTATCCAGCGTGGATGTGACGTCTCCGATTACCTGCTCGTTCCACGCGTCCTCGCAGTCCTCGATAAGCAGCGAATCACCGTACATGCCGCCCTGGTAGCCAGCATATCTGGTCACGTTTCACCTCCTCTTTACGCCGTCGGGATTACCAGGGCCCCCGTACCCTCAAATTCGTATGAGTACGTGACCGCGCCCTCGGTGTCGACCTCGACGTGCAGATTCGTGATAATGGCGTTGCCTGAGAATTTCTGCGTCGCCGTCTGTGTCTCTTCCAGTACGAGCGCGATAGACGTGCCGATTGTCAGGGGGGCGGCGTTCTTGAAACCGGAAAAGCTCCCCTTCCAGTCGTAAGCCCCCGCGACCTTGTTCGGAACGCCCGCATCCTCAAACCCACGCACCTGGTGGACGGCGTACGTCTGGTCGAGCGACCACTTCGACATACCCGCCACATCCCCGGCGGCTACGCTCACCGCCCCCGCTGTACCGCTAAAACGAGCCATTGTCTTGTCCTCCGAAAATTTATTCCCTGTTAAATATGGACTTCGACGGCAAACTCCGTCGATAAATATGAATCCGAAGCGCCCCAGCTCGTCGTCCCTACCCCGGAGCAGCTTATGACCTTCGCCGCGTAGCCCCGGCCGCCAAGCGTGGGGTCGGCGTTAATCTTGGCGTAAACGGAGTTATCCCCGGCGCGCTCCATTAAGGGGAGAAGCGTGTCCATGCCGACCTTCGAGTCAAGCGGGGCGCATAGCACGAGAATCCGGTACCGGATGAGCAAGTCCCCGTCGAACGCCTGCGCATAGGCTATCTCGTCCGGGATAATGAGGGCACAGGGAAACACGTTCGGCGACTTTGAGAGTTCGTTCGGCGCGAAGACCTGTTTTAATGTCGCGATGTCGTCAATCTGCTCTTTAATGCCTGTCCCGGCCTCTTCAATCGTAACTGCCATTTATCTCCCCATCGCCTTATTGATCGCTTTTATCAGCCTCGTTTCGATATACGCCCGCACTTTTTGCTGAGTGCTCGCCCACCCGCGCTTGAAGAACGGGTTCGGCGTCATCATCCCCGTGAATCGCCCGCTTTTCTGGTAGCGCGGCTTCGTGCCCGCCTCAACCAGATGCGCGTGGGGCGCTCGCCTGCGACTCACAGAGGCAACCGCCGCCGGAGGGTAGCCGAAGCGTTCCGGCAACTGCCTGGCGTATGGTGCTTTTTTAAGGTTTCCGGTTGGGCCTTTCGGCGCTTCCCGGGCGACGGCCTTTGCGACGATGCGCGCCGCGTCCTTCAGGATGTACCCCGTCTTTTTATCGCCCACCACGTCCGCCATGTGTTCGAGGGTCTTTTCTAATTCTTTATCGCCCTCGAATTTTACGTCCATCATACGTTCACCAGCCGGTACGGGTGGCAGAGAGCGGCAAAGTCCGGGTCAAGCCCCCGATAGACATTGACGCTCCCGATTTCCGTCTGTACCGCCGTCTGAAAGGCCGATTCCCGCCGCTTCCACCACCGGAGCGTCTGGAGGATGGTTGCGACCGTTATCGCCTTCGGATAGCGGTAGATGTAGACGGCCTTGCCGGTCGCGTGCGTCGCCGCCGTCGTGCCGTTCACGCCCCGCTCGACCGTTAAGGTGTTGGTTGAGATGCTCTCGATAAACATCTGCTCGGACTCGATAAGGATGGTTTGGCCGGCGGCCAGCGCCGTCCCGTCCGCAACGTCAACGCCGGTCTCAGACGCGTCCAGTTCCTCGGCGGTCGTCGTACCGGAGGCCTTGTACGGCGTGACGGACTTGCCGTCGCCATAACCCCAGACGCCCGCTATCTCGACGCCCTTCTGGACGCCGTTGGCAAGGTCGGAGTAATCCCCGTTCCCGTTCACGTCAAGCCACGTCTTGACGACCGCGTTCAGGGGGTAGAGGAAATAATCGGTTGCCGCAAACGTGGTCTCGAAAACGCCGTCACCGTCCGAGTCCGTCTTCAAGGTGGTCACGGATAAAAGGTCTTTGGCAAGCATGAGCCGTTTCCCAGCGCCGTCAAAGTAATTCGTCTTGTTCTCAACGTAAAAATGGCGGTTGCAGAAGTCATCGACGCCCCGGCTGGCCGCCTCCAGGAGCGTCATCAAAAAAAGGTCGTGAGCGGTCACGCTCGCAAAGTCCGCGACGCTGGCCGATTTTAAGGTCGTCAAATCCGCATATAAATTCATCTTAGTTTTCCTCTCCGATTACCGCCCGCCAGTCGAAGATTGCCGGCTTTGCAATCTCGGTAAGGCTGCACGAGCCGTCACCGAAGCTATCATGCCCCACTCAGATGTGCCGGTATCGTTTGGTGTCCCTTGTCTCGGTCATCTATATCTCCACTTCGGGCTCGCACGGCTGGTTCCCGTCATGGTGGCATTTGTGAAAAACGGCCTTCACAGTCATTTCCTCATTAGCAGCCCCTGCGTTTATCTTGACCGCATAGGCTTTTAATGCCCGTACCGCATCCCGAAAAGCCAGTTTCCTGGCAGCGGGAATAGCGTCGTAGGCCGCTTCTGGAATTGCAAGTGATATTTCAAATCGGTAAAGCATTATCGGTACCTCCATTTGGTAGCCAGTCGATGGTTTTGTATTTCAGGCCGCAAAAGCCCACGGCCAAGAACTAGTAATTCATTGATTGTGCCACGGAAATACCTGTTAGCAGCATAAGCATCGCTTCTTTTACTTGCACCTATGCTCGAATTGTCCACGGCGGTTACGGTGCTGAAGAAAAGGGCGGAAGCGGCACTACCAACAGTATAAGTAGCCCCTTGGGCCGCACCATCCACGTAGAGGGTATTCCCAGTCGCAGAGACAACGAGAGCTACATGGTACCAGACATCTAATGACATTACTAAGCCAGTGTAACCCTCAACTTTGTTGGTACCATCTTCATACATGCCCCATATCAGCCGAAGCCCTGCTCCGTCACCTGCGCGTCTGTGTACGGAAAACTCAGCAAAGGACACGCTGTCCCCGCTGTCATGCACACCAAAAATAATATTGGTGAAGTTATCATTCGGGTTCACGGTTGTTTTTATCCAGCCCATGATTGTGCCCTGAGCTAATGTTACGAGGGATGCGTTGGCTCCAGCTTCGATATAGTCGTCCCCGTCAAAAACTCTGCCCTGCGGAGTCCAGAGAGCGCCGGTGACCGTGCATCTGTGCCCGTAGTGGTCTCTGGACATGAACTGGCTGCCATTTAGCAATCCACTATAGAGCGGCAAATCCAAAACCGTATAGGGACTGAATCTCGGTGCGCTAATCACGCTATTTCACCCGGACAAGCACGATGGAAGACGATTGGACTTTCGCCTTCCCCATGTTGGTCGCCCCGTCCGTTTCGAGCGTCAGTTTAA